CGCGGGGCACCTTGAGGGGGAGGCACACATATTTAATAGCCTCCCCCTTTTTACCTTGGAGGAACAAGTTGTGGAGTTTGAAGAGCTAGTAGTAAAAGCCCATGTACAGAAAGGTACACCTAGTGTTCCTCAGCATTTCGTTACTCTATGCTTTGATCCTGGGCACACTACAGGATGGGCAGCATTTCAAGGTTTCGAGCTCACTAAGAGTGGGCAGATAGACACAACCTCTGTAGAAAATGCCGCATCTGAGGTAGCACGCTTAATTAAGGAATATCCACCTGATTTGGTGGTAATGGAAGACTACCGCGTTTATAAGTGGCGCGCCAAACATCATGTCGGGAGTGAAATGCTAACGACACGCATTATAGGGTGCATAGAGACTATATGCATCATCAATAGTATATTTGACATAATCAAGCAGCCCGCACATATTGCAAAGGGCTTCTGCACAGATAAGAGATTGAGGGAATGGGGATTCTATGTTAAGGGCGAAAGGCATGCCCGTGATGCAATTCGTCATGGATGTTACTACCTCATATTCGGCGCGATCACGAAAAAGCAACGCGCTCAGTTAACAGTAGGATGAAGGAGAACTAAGATGACACAGAGTGTGATTAACCCGAAGCATTACGAGTTCACTCTTAAGGGCTATACGTTCCAGGTGGTCGATTTGATGGAAGAGCGATTTCCTGACGATGCTCACCTCTCGCAAGCCCTCAAGTATCTGATGCGTGCTGGGCGTAAGAGTGACAGTAGCTACCTTAAGGACGTTGGCAAGTGTCTTTGGTGGTGTGCGCGTGCAATTATGTTCCATGGAGGCAAGTACGTTGAGCTTCCTCCTAATACGCCCCGTCAAGAAGAGATCGCCAAACCTTCCGTGAAGAGAATGTCAAAGGCAGCAAAAGCAGCTGCTAAGTCATGAAGAAGTGCAGCGGGTGTCAACAGACTAAGCCTAAGAGCGAATTTTATGCATCCAATAGGGTAGCGGATGCAGATGGGCTTAATCGATATTGCACAATATGTTGTAAGGTGAATAGGGCTCTAGAAGGGGTACGCAAGAGGGACAAGAAAAGCAAGATGAGCATGCGGCAACGACATCGAGCTACTACGTTGGGAGTTGAGTGTGATCACACTATTACCTTAGTTGAAGTGTTCCGCATCTCCTTTGGGTCTTGCCAAATATGTGGTGAATGGGTCAAACCAGGGCATGCATCGATGGACCACACGCATCCCCTCTCGAAAGGGGGCACGCATACTTGGGACAACGTACAATTAGTACATCTTATATGCAACCTGCGCAAATCGAACAAGGTAGATTATCAGGCATGAACCAACTAGAGCCGGAATTTGTATACCAGGGCTTTGTGAGGCAGAAGATCGTTAGAAAGGGGCGTACAGCAGTGATTGCTGTCCCAGGAGCTGGCAAGACGCGTCCAATCATTGATGCCCTCGTTGAACTGGGTCTAGTAAATGGTGGGTTGGGGACAATGTTCCCTAAGGGGAGTATCCTGGTGATGTGTTCGGGGCCCGCTGTAGCCACGTGGAAACGACAAATTCCTCAGTGGGCCAATATTGAGGGACTAGAGGATCGGATCTACATTGTAAAAGGTAGTGCGGTTAAACGGAGAGCTATGTGGTTACACGCAAGTGTCAAACCTGGGATATTCATTATTAACTTCTCCATATTCTGGCGAGACTATAAGACCATAAAGACCCTGCGATGGGCAGCCATCATAGCGGATGAATATCATAAAGCCATGCGTAGCCGTAAATCAGCGACGTATGGCTATTTCAAAAGCATGACGCTACATAGTGATGTAATGATCCTTGCAACAGGCAGTATCATCTCTAAAGATCCTACCTCGATGTTCACGGCATTCCAATTAGTGGCCCCAAAGGTGTTTACCAGTTATTGGAAGTTCGTCGAGACATATTGCATTGTCAATGCGAGCCAATTTGGGACCGAGATCCTTGGGGTCAAGAACGTTGAAGCATTACATGCAATTATGGACAGATACTTCGCATACGTGCCTGAAGATGTGATCGCAGATCAACTCCCTGAGGGATTGCGCACAGTCATGGATGTCGAAATGGATGACGAGCAGGAGGAAATCTATCAAGGCCTCGCGCAAGAGATGATAGGCATGATGGAAGAGGGGGATGTTATGATCATTGCATCTACCGTATTATCCCAATTGATCAAGCTGCGACAACTCTTATGTTGTCCTCGTGCGTTGGATCCTTCGTTGGGAATGGGCGCAGGGTTCGAAGCAATTATGGACACCCTTGAGGACGAACCACACATAGTCATATTTGTCCCTTTTAGGGACGCATGCACTGAAATTACGAAGGAACTATGTGCGCGAGGGTATGATGCGCATGCCATTATGGGTGGTATAGGTAATGAGGAGCAAGATAAGGAGGTGCGATACTTTAGAGAGCACCAGAGTATTATAGTATGTACCATTGCATACGCAGAGTCTTTCGATCTAGAAACGTGCAAGAACTCCTTCTTCCTTGGGTATAGTCACCTGGATGCTAATAAGCAAGCAGAGGGACGTACACGTCGCGCAATTAGTGCCCATGAATTTGTTAAGTGGCGTTACATTAAATATGATAGGACAATTGACGAGGTAGCTCTCCTTAATCTTCAGCAGAGTGCTGCCAATGTGCGCAAGATCATGCGCAGGCCCGAAGAGCTAATACGGGCGCTTAAGGGTGAGACGTAGCCTCAAAATAAAAGAATTTATATGGCATCTCTTGATGACCACATTATAACTCCTATATAATTAATATATTAGATATTACATACAAAGACGGAACCTAGTATGGCCAAGAAGACTCACAGCCTCGCCACAAGCGAGCCACGAATAGCTGTCCTCCGCACAAGTGATCGAGGCAGTTTCAAGAGATGTCGGCGCCGATGGGGCTGGCAGAGTGCCCTAAAGCAGAATCTCACGACAAAGAACAACCCTTCGTATTATTGGATTGGTACTGGTGGGCACTTCGCACTTGAAGACTACTACGGGTATAATCGATTCCTACACCCTGTTGAAGCCCTACATGCATACGTTGACGCGTGCAAGGCGCAACAGAGGAAACAAAAATTTGGACTCCCCGATGATTGGCAAGAGCAAGCGACGCTATGTGAGGGGATTCTCGAGAACTATCTCATGTGGATCCAGAGCCGCGATGAATATGAAACAGTCTGGATCGATGGTAAACCTCAAGTCGAAATTACGTGTCACATCCCTCTCGATATTCCTCCCCCTCCAGGTTTTGATTCTGTAGCATACCAATTCACATTGGATAGGTTGGTAAAATGTGAGGGAGAGTATTGGATCCTGGACTGGAAGTTCTATAAATCCTTTGGCCAAGGGGGCCTTGAGTTTGATCAACAAATGAGTGCATATATCTGGGCTGCAGAAGCAGTATTCCCTTTTGACATAGCAGGTGGTATACTACATGAATTCAGAAAAGAACTCCCTAACGAGCCAAGAATCCTATCCACAGGAAAGATCTCAACTGCGGAGCACCAAGGGACTACACATGGGCTCTATAGAGATGCTCTTGTTAGACTCTATGGAGATGTCGAGCGAGCGCCATCGGCGAACATTAAGTGCCTTAACAACCTTGCAGCCAGCGAAAGTGAAGACAGGGACGATTTTATAAGGCGTTCGAGAACGAGACGCACAAAGGCCCAAATGCAAGCAGAAGGCACGAAGATCATGATGGAAGTAGTAGACATGTGTAACCCTGATCTGCCACTTTACCCGAATCCTACGAGAGATTGTTCGTGGGATTGCAGCCTTCAAGACATATGTCTGATGATGGATCGAGACGATGATTGGGAATTTCAATTGAAAGAAACCACGGTATCACGAGAAGAGGAGAATTACGGATGGCGTCATTACCTAAAGTACCCCGAGTAACACCTACGCCTATGCGTAAGCCAACTGCAGCTATTCCTGCAAAGGTGATTACGCAGGCGATCAAGGCACCACAGTTTAGGATCGAGACAGTACAACGAAGGGAGAGATTCCTCAAATGCCTAGTATATGGGACCTATGGAATAGGTAAGACTACACTAGCGTGTACCTCTCTTGATATACCTTCAATGCGTGACGTGCTAATCATCAATGCGGAGTCAGGTGATCTTTCCGTAGATCATATGGCGAATCTGGATGCAATTACTGTGACGGATTTTCGCAAGCTCGGGCAGATCAACGAGTTCTTGAAACAGCATTGCCTTGCCCGCGATGACAACGACATTGAAAAGCTGAAGGCGATGGAAGCACATCTTCGAGGTGTGGAACTCAGTGAGATCAAGAAACCAAGAAAGTACCGCACCGTTGTTCTGGACAGCCTCTCCGAGCTTGAAGCCTACTGCTTTAATCAGCTCCTGGGGATTACTCCTACTACGCGGTTAGATGAGGAAACACAAAGTGCTGAGTGGGCAGAATACAAGAAGAACAACACTATGATCCTGCGAGTTGTACGTGCCTTTAGGGACCTACCAATGAATGTGATCTTCACATGCGGCGAGAAGTACAATCAGGACGAGAACAAAAAGTACAAGTACGTACCCGATATGACTGGACAGCTTTCAAAGAAAGTTCAGGGCTTTATGGATATGGTGGGGTACTACAAGATGGGCAAGAGTGCAGAAGGCGTAACACTACGACGCTTATATGTGTCTCCTTCAGGCGCAGGGAAGTATGATGCTAAGCATCGTTATCAAGCTTTCAAAGGTGAATACTTTGACAATCCCACGATTGGAAGTATCCTGAAGGAGGTGGGGCTGTTAAACCCTGACGGAACAGCACTGAAATAAGAGGAGTTCGAACGGGGTCTAACGTCGCCTACCGCGTTAGATTAAACCTTGAGTAGGCAATTAACCAAAACGTTATGGAGTAAGCAACATGGCCAAAGCCAAGATCAAAGCAGTAGAAGCAGACGCAGTAGATTTCTCCGCCGGTGACACTTTAATGGTTGACCTTAACAACGTGGAAGATGTATCGTTTGAAGCGTTGCCGAAGGGAATGTACCCTGCAGTAATTGCGGAATGTGATTTCACCTATAGCCAAGCCAGTGGCAATCCAATGTGGACTCTGCAACTGGAGGTCAGCGATGGTGAATATGCGGGACGCAAGTTGTATTGTCACCTGGTATTCGCAGGCAAAGGTTTACCAATCACGAAGCGCCAATTGTCGCGCATTGCTCCGGAGCTCCTGGAACAAGCATTCAACCCGGAAGATGATGATGTCATCAGCTCGATGCTGGGACGCGACTTGAAGGTGAAGGTAGATGTACGGAAGTATGAAGGTGAGGATCGCAACAACGTTCGTGATCTCTTCCCTGGCGATGGTGGTAGCGACTTCTAGTCGGTAGTCGGTTAGCTATCAGGTATCCACCATGATCAACGAGAACTCAAGAGGAGCTATAATAACAGCTCTCCACCAGCTCGTTGATCGTGGTTGGATACCACTTCGTTCCATGTCATGCCTGTTGGGGTACTCTTACCCTTCAGGCATTTATGGTAGACAGAGGAGTCGAAATGCGATCACAACGATTAAGGTTGGAGGCCAATATAGAGTGTCTGTAGATGTAGTACTCGATGCACTACGCCACGCTCCATGTCAAGATCATATTGCTACCACCGAGATCCTTCATATCTATGAGACAATCCTTAAACAAAAGACCAAAGACCAAAGCCCAGGAGAAATAAGATGAGTAAGGCGTATGTCCTCTTATCAGGAGGAATTGATAGTAGCACCTGCCTCACAGTCGCAACACGTAATTATCAAGGGTCTGTAACGGGAGTGAGTTTTGATTATGGACAAAGACACACTAAAGAGCTTGATCATGCACATGAAGTGTGTGCCTTTCTAGGTGTGCAACATTTAGTCAAGAAGATTGATGGCCTTATTGGGGTCGGAGGGCTTACAGATAAAGAGTTCGTAGTCCCTGACGCATCTTATAGTGAGTTACCCGCGGGAGTCTCTCCAACGTATGTACCATTCCGTAATGGTGTGATGCTCTCGTTGATCACCAGCATTGCGGTTACAGATCCCGAGGCAGAAGCAATCTTCTTTGGTGCACATGCAGATGACGCGGAAAATTGGGCATATCCTGATTGTACGCCAGAATTCATTGGTGGTATGGCAAATGCAATTTACATTGGCACATACCACAAGATTCGATTGTTCACACCTTTAATGTTCCTTGATAAAGCAGGAGTAATCAAGCTTGGTGACGACCACGATACCCCCTGGGAACTAACATGGAGTTGTTACAAAGGGGAAGAGGTACATTGCGGTGTGTGCCCTACTTGCATCTCGCGACGCGATGGTTTCGAGCTTGCGTGCGTAACAGACCCTACGAGGTATAAATCATGAATACGTTTACATCAAATCAATTAGAACAGGAATATGCAAAATTTCAGAGGGAAACCTCTTGGTATGCTCACGCACACATGTATGACGCTGGCGAGATATGTTATCTTACCCTAGGGCTTGCAGGGGAGGCAGGAGAGTTTGCGGATAACGTCAAAAAGGTCATACGAGACACCGGCTTCGAAGATTATAGCACCTTCCGCGCTGTAATAGATCATCCCGCAGGAGCTAACAGGCTCATAGATGAGCTCGGTGATACATTCTGGTACTTACATAAGTTGGGGCGTTACTTCGGTATGGGGATTGATGATCTTATGATTCTGAATACCCTCAAGCTATATGAGCGTATGCAGGAACGCCCTCACGGGCAGCTATCGGAACTTAAGTGGCCCTTTAGTGGGGTTACGTATGAAGAGGCAGTTGAGCGCTTTAAGGATTTACGCGTAGCAGAGAAGGAGCATGATGGTGTACGTTAGTACGAAGAGGTATGGACATGAAGCAGGGTTCAGTATATGTTATCGCCAATACAAGGCGGACTCCCACTGCAAGTACCTACATGGGTACTCTCTGGCATTTGAATTTGAGTTCGAGTCACCTGTCCTTGACGTTCGCAACTGGGTGTGCGACTTCGGAGGATTCCGGACACTCAAAGACTTCCTGGAGCAGTATTTCGATCATACGCTGCTGGTGGCGCAGGATGATCCAATGCGCATGGAGCTAGAACATTTAGATGCTCCATGGGGGCTCGCACAGGTGCGTATCATTGAAAAGACCGGATGTGAAGGGATTGCAGAATTCCTCTTCTGGTACATGAACGATGTATGGTTGATCGACAATGGCTATGGAGGCTCTAAAGTGTTCTGTCGACGCGTACGCGTCTTCGAAACGCCTAACAATTCCGCTATGGTAGAGAGCTCCCAAGCAGCGTGGGCTGCATTAACAGAGGAGCTCAAACATCATGGTTAAAATTCCTAGGATACCGATCATGGAGCTCTTTGGGCCTACGATCCAAGGGGAAGGGCTAATGACGGGGACTGTTACACATTTCCTACGTACAGGAGGTTGTGGCCTTCGTTGTGCTTGGTGTGACTCACTTCATGCAGTTCTGCCTAATCTCATCCGCTCAGGGCGCACTATGATGACCATAGGCGAGATCTATGACGCGATAGACGCTAGGCCATTTGCACCCTACGTCACACTAACTGGCGGTGATCCTTGTATTCATAAAGGGCTTGGTGAGATGATCATCGGATTTAATGCGCGTGGAATGAAGGTGGCTGTTGAAACACAAGGAGAGATCTTCGCGGATTGGCTTCCTGTATGTGACGTTATCACGTTCTCCCCAAAGCCCCCAAGTAGCGGGAACATCGTGGACTATAAAGAGCTAACACGCTACCTTGTGGACACCTTTAATATAGGGAGGCGTGCATACCCCGTACAAATATGTATCAAGATCGTGTGCTTCTCTGCTGAGGACTTTACATATGCGATGGACGTATACAACTATATGCCATCCCCCCTGTATGATGCGTTCTACTTCACATCTGGTACCCCTATGTTCTCAGAGCCTCTCCATATACAAGATGCTCTGCCTACAGAGGAAATAGCTATTAGAGCCAACTTGAAACTCCAAGGGACCCTCAAAGGGATGCATCGATTGGCTACCACTATGCTAGCCCAAACTAAGAAGACCCCATTCAACGAGAAAGTACACCTAGGATGCCAACAGCATGTCTTGCTATGGCCCGATAAACTGACAGGAGTATAATAATGACTTTAGACATAAAAGATCCAGCAGTAGCCTCTATGATGGCCAAAATGGAATACATCCTGCAAGAGATGGGTATTACACTCCATGACCCCAACTTTATTGGTACACCTCTTAGGTGGTTGAAGTACCTCAAGCACTACAATCAGCCATTTAACCCTGGTGATGTATTGAGTGTAACATTCCCACTAGCGTCTGCAGAGGATAAATATGAACGAGCAATGGTCATCCAAACAGGAATCCCCTTCCGAGCTGTTTGTGCTCACCACCTCGTACCCGTACTGGGTACAGCCTATATCGGCTACATCCCCAATGAGCGTGTGGTCGGCCTCTCCAAGCTTGCCAGGCTCTTATATGGTATCTCGCATAGAAACCCAAGCCTTCAAGAAGATGTAGGTAATTCGGTTGTCGACGCCCTTATGGACCATTTGGAACCCCTTGGGGCTATGTGCGTTATATCAGCTGAGCACAGTTGTATGTCAGCACGGGGAGTGGAAGAGGCTACCGGATGCATTGACACAGTTACCTCTCATGTCCGAGGAGTCTTCGTAGAGCCAGCAGTTAGGATGGAGTTCCTAGCACTGGCAGGGATCAAATAAGACTCTTGATTGACTAAGAGAACCTAATATATAATATATTATACGAATTCATCTAGGAGCAGATCATGCGGGAATGGCCATATAATATAAGTACAACACCACTCAACGAATTGCTCGACGCGGTTAAGGATGCAGAGTGGCAAAAGTTTAGGCTCTCAATGAAGGGTGTTAGCACGGAAACAAAATTGCAAATGCTCGATACGTATCGACGCACTAGAGTGGAAAGAGACGTATACGATCGACCTGAGGAGCTAAGGGTTGATAATTACATTAATGCATTGCTTCGTGGAGGTCAATTAATCAAAACGGGTGGGCACTGTGTAGTCCAACGATAGAGCCAAACAAGGAGTATGCAATGAAGGTGCGATATAGCCCTATAGGGCCAATTACTTTGTTAGAGCAGTTGTTCCTTTATGAGGAAGATAGTGCTAAACCACTATTAGGGAACTACCTTTTATTATTGGCCCATGATGTATTAGCCAATCCTGCAAGGTATCGAGCACTAATAATAAAAGTACGAATGCGTGCGATCGAGAGAGGGTGGGGTGATACTTGTATCATAATGGATAATAGCGTGGTCGAACTTGGCACAGCGCTGAATTTCAAACTGGTGTTGCATGCCGCTGAAATAGTAGATGCCACGTGTGTAATGACACCTGATGTACTTGGTAATTACCTTGAGACGATGAGCCAGATCATTACACAAGGGGATGCACTACATGATTCACACCTACCATTAATGCGCGTACCTCAAGGGGAAACAACGGATGATATATTCCTCTGCGTTACGTCTCTCCGTAGCTTCCTACCCAAAAAGTGGGGGGCGTATGAGGTGGAGTATTGGGGCATACCTCGCTGGATCGCTAATAAGCACGAAACACGCTCAAGTGTGATAGAGTTCATAAATGATAATGCGCTCGGAAGGTCGGATGTGCACATCCACCTCTTAGGGATGTCTAACAATATGGCGGATGACATTTATTGTTGTACTCTGCCAAATGTTGTGGGGATCGATTCTGCTAATCCCCTTGTGTTAGGGATAGCAGGAGTACCTCTTGATGTGGATAAATACGTGCACGTCGAGAGAGGTAATTATTGGAGTGCTACAACAGCATATACCCAGTCTATGCAGAACGTCTACGCAATGCATGCGCTTGTAGCTCCAAATGAAATATAACAAGATACACGCGCCTCAAGTGCGGTGTATTGGATGTCCCTTTCGGGGGCCTAAGGTAGGTTCGAAGGGAGATCCTAAGAGTCCTATTGTGTTTGTAGCAGAGTCACCAGGGGCACAAGAAGTTAAAGAAGGAGAACCCTTAATTGGGCCCTCAGGTAAGATCTTTCACCAGTTTGTTCCAAAGAATGCAGGCTATATATTGAACGCAATGGAGTGCTACCCTCTTCCTGCTCTAAAGAATGAGAAGAGCATGAACACTGCCGCCGGATGTTGCAGAGATCGTCTAATTGAGAAGGTAAGTGCGCATCCTCGACGCGTCATTGTAGCTATGGGTAATGCAGCAGTGAGATCACTCACAGGTAATTGGGGCCTTAAGATAACACAAGTGCGTGGCAAATTGATCCCAAGCCCACTTGCAGAAGTGGGAATCCTTCCAGTTGTACATGTAGCCGCCTTGATGAGAGGCGGCGGTTCATTTAGGCAATGGAAGCAAGATATCCAATATGGAGTAGAACTTGGCGCAGGGGGCAGCCCACACATCCACATACCCGCTGATGTGCAGATAATCCCCGACGATGCAGATGCGGCATATATTAAATTCCTTTTTGATCAGCTACTGTGGAACTCTAATGAACTCACGTGTGATATTGAGACTACGGGATTACATCACATTCACGATAGTATATTGTCATTGGGCATTACCCCCTCTAACGATCCTGCCATCAGCTACTGCTTCTACCCCAAGCACTTGCGTCTCCTCAAAAAGTATCTTGAGTCCCCTCATATACGGTGGACGTGGCACAACGGTAAATTCGACATCAAGTTCCTCGCAAGACGAGGTATACGGGCTCGAGTTGATGATGATACGATGTTGCTTTCGTACGCCTTGGACGAGGAGGGTGGAGTTCATAGTCTGGAAGCGGTGGCGTCTGACGTATTAGGCGCTCCTGATTACAAATACATGATCAAACCTTGGTTGCCGAATAAGGAGAGCAGTTATGAACTCGTCCCCCCGCAAGTACTTGCCGAGTACCAAGCTATTGACACAGCTAATACGGCGCAGTTGTTACCTATACTTCGAGCCCGTGTTCGTAGTGACTCGAGCCTTGAGAAACTTTATACGCAGACTCTCATCCCTGCTAGTGCGATGCTGGCACAAGTCGAAACGAATGGTATCTGCACGGATCCACAGAGGTTAGATGAGAATGAGGTATTCTTCCAAGGCATGAGGGCTGAGGTAGCCGAAGAGATCAATGAGTTAGTAGGGTACTCAATCAATGCAGGATCTCCACAGCAAGTTAGTGAACTGCTATACCGGAGGTACAAGTTTCCTAATAGGTTCAAAGGATCAACAGATGCGGATGCACTAGACTGGCTTCAGAAGAAGACAGAACATCCTATCTTCGAGTTGATCCTGAAACACCGCAAGGCCGTTAAGATGTATGGTACTTATGTTAAGGGGCTCCGTGTACACGTGGACCCTCTAACCAATAGAGTGCATGCAACCTTTCTACTTCATGGTACAAGAACAGGGCGTCTCGCCGCGCGTCAACCTAACATGCAGAACCCTCCTAGATTGGCACAAATCCGAGGGACTTTTGTAGCTGCACCTGGCTACGAGCTTGTTGAGGTTGATCTTTCCCAGGCAGAGCTGCGGTGTTTGGCAGCTCTCTCTGGGGACTTTTTACTCACGGAGATATACAATACAGGCGGTGACATTCATGATGAGATGGCACGTTTCATTTTTGCTGGTTGGAGTGCTGAGGCCGAAGGGGCATACGAGCAAAGAGTGAAGTGCAAGAACGTGAACTTCGGTATAGTATATGGTATCACAAAGTTTGGGCTACAAGGACAGATTGGAGGCGAACTAGAAGAGTCTTCCATGATGATCGATAGCTGGTACAAGAGATTCCCTGAAGCCGCCGAGTTCATAACGCGTTGTCGAAATGCCCCTCAAAGCAACCAAGTCATAACAACCTGTTTTGGGCGTAAGAAACGTGTGGGGCTTGCAACACGTGCAAACCTCAGCTTCCTCATGAATGAGGCATCCAACTTTCCGCCTCAATCCATTAGCAGCGACATCACTCTGCATGCAGCAATGCGTACCTATAAGAAGCTGATGTCTTGGGATGTTAGGATTGTGAACTTGATACACGACGCAATATTAATGGAAGTTCCAATCACCCCCGCCAATGACATACGAGACAGAGCAATTAGACTTGTGGCGGGAGAGCTAAGGCAGGTACCGATTGACTGGGGGATTAAATCAGTGCCATTCTTAGCCGATGCTTCACACGGCCCTCGTTGGGGTTCGCTTCAAAAATTTAAAGGACCTTTATATGAGTAAACGCACACCAGATTACACTAAACCCTTTGATCCTCGAAAGGATCATTGCCCTATCTGTGGCCCTACTGTAAGCTTTGCCAGCGGGTGCACACATTCACTTAGTGAAGCGCTAAAAGCCTGGAATGAGGAGAAACGGAAATGGCTCGAAAATACCCCCTGAGGGAGATTACCCTTGCTTATTGGGAAGTTGCATCCTCATATAGGATCCCAACAGCGCCAGCTCTAACTGTAAAACAAGCACTAGACAAGATAAATAGTAGGCAATTACTTAGACCAGAAGATTGGCGATTGCACCAACTAATGCACACAATCCAATACGACATCATCGAAGGAGATAGCACATGGCGCGAAGAGAAACAGATGGCAGGTTCAATATCGATCCTGCCCATCAGAAACTAGACATATACAATCCTGATCCAGGTGCATCAGATAGCCATGCTATTACGTTAGATGTATGGAGAGAGAAATACCGTTGGGCCGATGGTAATGAGGAACACCCTTTTGATTCCATGAGGCGCGTTGTAGAAGGGATTTATGCTAAGGATCCTAACAAGGATGCCAAACGCGATGCACTAGAAGCCATGCAGAAGGGGCTCTGGATCCCTGCAGGGAGGATTCAAGCAGGAGCAGGAACGCCTAATGTCGTCACATTGATGAATTGCTTCGTGTCCCGAGAGATAGAGGATTCTATGGCGGGTATTGCGGATGCCCTTAAAGATGGAATGCTCACGATGCAACAGGGTGGA